GCATTAAGTTTCTTACAAGTTGCTCAAAATATAGAATTAGATTCTCAATTACATCTTTTGTTCTTAATTGGCGAAAGCCAAACGGGCAAAACTACAGTGTTAGAAAGAGTTCTTATGCCACTTCTTAATTATCCTAAATGTGATAAAAAAATAATATCATCAACACCTCACTCCATAAAAGAAGAGTGTGCTATTGGTAATTTCCCGATTGTATATGACGAATTTAAACCATCTAAAATGACAGATTACAAGAAAGATGAATTAAGTAATATATTTAGAAGTGCATATGATAGAGATGCAATAAGCCGCGGTGATAAAGGATTTGGAATTAAGGATGTAAAGCTTGTAAGACCAATGATTATTGCAGGCGAAGAAATGATTCCAGGAAACGAAAAAGCAATCATTACACGTAGCTGCATAGTCTATATGGGAAAAGGTGAAAGAACAACAGATACAAGTAACTCAATATTTTGGCTACAAGATCACAGAGAATTGCTTAATAAATTAGGTAAAAGCTTAATCCTAGAGGTTTTAAACATGCCTGTAGAAGAGTATAAGCAACTTGGAATTAGCTTAAGGGATAAATTCAACTTAAATGATAGACCACTTAATACAGCTATTAATATAAGCTGCGGAATTGAGCTCCTAAATAAGGTTCTAATTAAACATGGTTTACAGCCTATAGGTGAATACGAGAGTGCCATTGAACAAAATATACGTGATGAAGTTTTAAATGGTGGAGAAGACACAGAGAGCACTATAGAGCAAATGATAATTAAGTTTAATGATATGTTACAAGATAGAAATTACCCTGGCATATATCAAGCTATTAGAAGTAACCCAAAAGAAAAAAGTAAAGTATATATTAGAAGCCAAATGATGGTTGATTATTTATTTAAATATCAAAAGGATTATCAAAGTTTAGATATTAGCTTAGTTAAAATTAAGGATTTTAGAAAACAAGCCAAGAAAAGCGGTTACATTATAAAAAATAACGCAAAGCAGTTTACTGACAATGATCCACATTCAATTAATCATGGCTCTAAGGCTTGGTATGATGAATATGATGTTAAAAAACTAAAGGCACTAAAAGTTGGTGAAATAGTAGAGTGTGAAGATGTATTAATGGCTGAGGCTGTTAATATGGCTGAACAAAGTATATTTAATGTTGTTAAGTAATGCGTAAAGTGTAGAAAGTGTGAAGTAAATTTAAGGAGGAATTAATATGCAATTAAAAAGTGAAAAAGAAATTATGGAAATGGATAAAGAAAGTAGAATTGAATACTTAAATGAGTTGGATAAATTTGTTTACAATAATGGTGGTTCAATTCCACAGGAAGTATTTCCAAACTTTAATGTAGAATACTCAAAAGGTTCTAATTGTCCTAAATGCGGTGGTAAATCCATAGATAATGATGTAGTAATTAATACAACTAACCATACAAATAATAGTTGGATTGAACATTGTATCTGTAAAAACTGTGGTAAATTTCATAGTTTTACGGATGGGGTATAATTCGCAATACTAAGAAATTATGAAGAAAGGATTGAAATAATATGAGTAAATTAATCGAAAAGAAGGCGATAAGTAATGACATAAATACAGTTAAGGAATTGCATAAGGAAATTGCAAGAGTTAATGATCTAGTAATAAAGGAGACTGAAAATTTAAGAATGGCTTTGCTTAATCTTAAGATTGAGGATGCAAGGATAAGCGAAAGTACTGGTATAGTTCCTATATCAGACCAAATAGAACGAGTAATTAATAACTTGCATGATAATGTGGACAAGTTAGTAAAGCAAGGCAGAAAAGATTTGAGGGAATCCTTTAGTAATATAGAAGAATATGTAAATATAATAGCTGAAAACTAGGAATTTTAAAAATATCACAAAAAAATAACAAAAACACGAGAAAAATAACAAAAATGAAATAATTTTTTGTTATGTACTCTAGACTAGTGATACCAATGCCTAAAGGCTAATGTAAAAAACTAGAAATAACAAAATGAAAAACGGTTTTGTTATGTACCTCAGACCGCATGGCTATGCCCTTTATATATATATATATTATATAAATAACAAAAAATATAAATATATATATACTATAGATGCGAGGGAGTATATATACCTCTTATATATAAAGATAGGGGGTATATTATTAAAAAACTTGTTATTTTGTTACGATATTCTTACAGGCTAGTTATACCAAGGCTTACCAAGATAACAAAAACTAAAAAAAGTTGTTATTTTCTTGTTATTTTTTGTGATAAACTTGTTATTTTATTAAATTGAGGTGATTTACTTTGAAAATTGATATGTTAAAAGTTAAAAAAGATAGATTAAAAGAAGTGGATAAACAAATTAAGAAATGCATTAAACGTAGTTATTGGACATTAAAATCTATTCTACAGGATGAAAAGCAAACTTTACTGAGGGAAATAAAAGAGCTTGAAAGCAAGAGAGGTGTTTGATTTGTATAGCACAATGGCTATTGCATCAATAATAACATTTATTGGTGTTTCGATTATTGGTGATAAATTATTTTTAAAGATTATAGCCTTAGTATCAATATTAACAAATATATGCTTATGGTTGGCTTTAAATCAAGTGAGGTGAGTAACTTGGAAGATAAATTTAAGAAGATGGAAAAGACATTGTATGACTATAGGCGATTAAATACAGCTATAACCAATTTGGATATTGAAATTGAAAGAATCAAGAATGATATTACTCTACAGGGAATAAGTTATGAAGATAAAGGAAGTCCAACCAATGCATTTAGTAGTAGTGTTGAGAATGAAGTTATTAGACGCGAAAAATATGTTGCTGATGAAATAAATAGACTCCAACGCCTAAAGGCTGATAAGGTTGCATTAAATGCCAAGATATATAATGCTCTAAAAGATTTAGATCCATTAGAACATAAATTAGTTGAACTAAGATATTTGGAAAGAAATAAAGAAAAAAGAAGTTGGATTTCTATAGGCATAGAGTTAAATTTTACAGCTAAGTATTGCCAAGAAATAAGAAATAAAATAATAAACAATTTAGCAGAAATAGTTTTTCCATAAGCAATAGGTTATTATTATGTGGTTTTTATATATCTTTTAAAAGGTTTTAAACTTCCTATAATGTGATATAAATAACTGTATTATATGAGATAATATTATTGTTGGAAGAGTTAGTTAAGAGAAATAATTCTTTACTTTAAAGGTGCATTTATAGATTTTATAGGTGTGCCTTTTTAATACACTTATTAGCTTATTACAGACGTTTTGATATTAAGACAATAAAATATACCTCGAATATATTAAAACTTCTCTACAAGGCTAATAAACCTATTTAAATTAATTCTAAATAGAAAGGTGGTGGCATTAATGGAAGATTTAACGCCAAAGCAAAAAAAATTCTGTGATGAATACTTAATTGACTTTAATGCTACTCAAGCATATATGAGAGCAGGCTATGCAGTCAAGGACGATACTGTAGCAGCTCAGAACGCCTCTAGATTGCTTAGAAATGCAAAGGTAATAAAATATATAGCCCAAAGAAAGAAAGCCCGTATGAAGCGAATAGAGGTATCACAGGACAAAGTTATAGCTGAGTTAGCTAAAATAGCTTTCGCAAATACAACTGATTATGTACAAATTGAAACTAAAGGCAAGAGCAAGAAAGTAATAGTAAAAGATACAAACTCTTTAGATGATGAACAACTTGCAGCAATATCAAGCATTAAAGAAGGTTCTAATGGCATTGAAGTTAAATTACATGATAAACAAAAAGCTTTAGAGTTACTGGCAAGACATTTAGGTATGTTTAATGATAAGGTTCAAGTTGTAGCTAAGGTTGATGTTGATAATAAAATAACCTATACAGATGATGAGCTTAATAGTAAAATATCAGAACTTGAGAAAAAGCTAGGATTTGATAATGATGGATAAATTAAAGAAATTAGAATATTTAGAGGAATTAGAGAAATTGAAACTTGAACAATCCATTAGGAATGCAAGGAAAGATTTCTTTTTTTATTGCAATACAAAAGCACCTGATTTTTATAAAGAAGATAGACAATATTTAATTGATATGTGCAATAATCTACAGGAATTTTATTACAGTGATGATGAAGTACTTATCTTAACTGAACCACCAAGACATGGCAAGAGTAGAACTGTAGGAAACTTTGTTGAATGGGTACTAGGAAAAGACCAAACTCAAAAGATAATGACAGGATCATATAATAAGACCTTAAGTACTATGTTCTCTAAAGGCGTTAGAAATACTATTCAAGAATCTAAAGCCGATAAGGATAAGATAGTTTATTCTGATATCTTTCCAGGAGTATTTATTAAATATGGTGATAGCGCCATGAACTTATGGAGCTTAGAAGGTGGTTATAATAACTATTTAGCTACTTCACCAGACGGAACTGCAACAGGTTTTGGTGCTTCTTTGATGATTATAGATGACTTGATTAAGAGTGCTCTAGAGGCAAATAACGCTGAAGTACTTGAAAAACATTGGGATTGGTTTACTAATACAATGCTTTCAAGACTAGAAGAAGGCGGAAAGATAATTATAATTATGACCAGGTGGCATAGCAATGACTTAGCAGGTAAAATACTTGATTGGTGCCAAAAAGAAAGCAAAAGATATAGACATATAAGCATGAAAGCCATTCAAGAGGATAATTCAATGTTATGTCCTGATATATTAAGTTATGAATCTGCTATGACCAAGAAGTCTGTAATGGGTGCTGATATATTTAGCGCCAACTATCAACAAGAACCTATAGACCTTAAAGGCAGACTTTATACAAGTTTTAAAACTTACGATAAACTTCCTCGAGATGAAAAAGGCAACTTATTATTTACATCTATTAAAAACTATACAGATACAGCCGACAAGGGTGAAGATTATTTATGTAGTATAGTTTATGGTGTATATGATAAAGAAGCCTATATAATTGATGTATTGTACACTCAAGAGGGTATGGAAAAGACAGAAACAGAAACAGCAGCTTTACTCTATAGAAATGAAGTTAATAAGGCTGATATTGAAAGTAATAATGGTGGTGAAGGATTCGCAAGGAATGTTAAAAATATTCTTAAGACTAAATTTAATAGCAATAAAACAGTTATTAAGCCTTTCCATCAATCAAAGAATAAGATAGCTAGAATACTTTCAAATAGTACTTGGATAATGGAACACACTTACTTTCCTATAGGCTGGAATAATAAGTGGCCAGACTTCTATGAAGCGTTAGTTAAGTATCAAAGAGAAGGTAAAAACAAACATGATGATGCACCAGACGCAATAACAGGTGTTGCTGAAAAGATTAATAGTGGTAATGGTATGGGAATATTAAAATAAAATTGCATATTATGCATAAGAAAAACAGCATAAATATTCTAAATAAATGTATAAAGCAATGTAATATTCATATAAAAGTTATAAAATAAGCTTAGAATGAATAAATATATCGGTAAATTTTGATTTCCCGAAATTGATTAATAGAAGATTAGCAAAGGCTAGTCTTTTTATTTTGCTCAAAAAGGTGTGAGAATATGAAAATGAATGCATTTGAAGATCAATGTGAAGCTGTTTATATGAATTTATGGATTGGGATATTGAAAAGTCATGACTTAGAAAATATGAAAACATTGATTGAATTAGAAACAACTATAGGAAAAGATTTTATTTGCCAGTTATTAGATTCCAGCGAAATTATTGAATGTCTTAAGCTTATAGAAAATGGATTTAATTTAGATTTAGATTTATTAAAAGTATTTCTAGAAAGAAGGTGATTAAATTTGGAATTAGAAACGCTCAAACAACTGATAAAAAAACATGCAGTACTTCACAGTCAATTAGTTGGGAAAATAGAAGTAGCTAAGAGATATTATAAAAATAAAAATGATATATTATTTCAAGAAAAGAAAACAGATGAAGCTGAGAACCCTTTAAGGAATGCAGATAATAGAATAAGCAGTAAGTTCCATGGACTATTGGTAAATCAAAAGGCAAGTTATTTATTTAGTGCTCCTCCTTTATTTGATATTAAGAATGATGCAGCTAATAAAAAGATAATCGAAGTTTTAGGTGATGATTATTCGAGGACCTGTAAGAATTTATGTATCAATGCAGCTAATGCTGGTATAGGCTGGTTACATTATTGGATAGATGAAGAAGGTAAATTTCAATATGCTGAGGTAGATACTGAACAAATAATACCTATATGGAATAAAAGCCTTAAGAAGAAGCTTATAGGTGTTCTAAGGGTATATGAAGAGCTTGCGGAAGATGGAAACTTATATGATATATACGAATATTGGAATGATAAAGAATGTCAAGCCTATAGGAAGTTAACAAGTGACTCAACCTTTGAAACTTTAGAAGAGTGTTATATGTTTAAGACTTATATATATGATTCAGATTCAACTCAAGAAAGCAATGTATTTAGCCATGACTTTGGAGAAGTTCCTTTTATACCTTTTGCAAATAACAATATATGTACAAGTGATTTGGATGATGTTAAGCCGCTCATAGATGTATATGATAAAGTGTTCTCTGGCTTTGTTAATGATCTAGAAGATATACAAGAGATAATCTTTATATTAACTAATTATGAAGGAACTGAGTTAGGTACATTCTTAAGTGAATTAAAGAAATACAAGACAGTTAAGGTTGAAAATAATGGCGAAGGAGATAAAAGTGGACTCCAAACACTTACAATTGATATTCCTATAGAGGCAAGAAAAGAACTCTTGACTATTACTAGAAAAGCGATATTTGAGCAAGGTCAAGGAGTAGACCCTCAACCAGATAAATTAGGGGATGCAAGTGGAGTTGCTTTAAAATATCTTTATTCCCTATTGGAGCTTAAATCAGGATTAGCAGAAACAGAATTTAGAAGTGGCTTTGGTGACTTAGTAAGAGCTATATGCAAATATTTAAATATAGCAAATGTAGGTTCTATAATTCAAACATGGACCAGGACAGCTATTCAAAATGATAAAGAATTAGCTGATATATGTAATCAAAGCGAGGGCGTAATAAGTAAAGAAACAATAGTTGCTCACCATCCATTTGTAGAAGATCCACAAAATGAAATAAAAACTATGGATGAAGAAACACAAAAAGCCAAGGAAGCTTATTCAATACCGCCAAAGAGTGATAACAATAATCCAACTGACAATATTAACAATAATGTTAATACGGATGTAGGTGGTAATAATGGCCAGTAAGAATCCTGGAAGAGAATATTGGCAAAAAAGATTTGAAATACTTCAAGAAGCACAATTAAATAAACCTGACCAGTATTACGAGGACTTAGATAAAATATTTAAGTTGTCTAGCTCTAGCATACAAAAAGATATTGATGCATGGTATAGAAGACTTGCAAAAAACAATAATCTTACATTTCTACAGGCAAAGAGATTATTGACAGATAATGAGTTGAAAGAATTCAAATGGACTGTAGAAGAATATATAAAATATGGTAAAAAGAATTCTATTAATCAAAACTGGATGGAGGAATTAGAAAATGCCTCAGCAAAGTTTCATATTTCACGTCTAGAGGCTCTACAGATACAGTTGCAACAAACAGTTGAAGTTTTATATGGCAATCAAGTAGATAACCTAGATAAGCTTTTAAAAGGTATTTATACAGATGGATATTATAAGACTATATTTGAAGTTCAAAAAGGTTTTAATGTTGGTTTTAGTGTACAGGCATTTGATACTAACCAGGTAGAAAAAGTAATATCTAAACCCTGGACAGATGATGGAACAAACTTTAGCGAAAGAATATGGGGGCAATATAGACCAGACTTAGTTAATACAATTCATACAGAATTAACTCAAATGCTAATTAAAGGTGAAGGACCTGATAAAGCAATTAAGAATATTGCTCGTAAATTTGACACAAGTAAGTCAAAGTCAGGCAACTTAGTAATGACAGAAAGTGCTTATTTCAGCAGTCTTAGTCGTAATGATGCCTATAGGCAATTAGGAATAAAAGAATATGAAATAGTTGCTACATTAGACAGTAGGACTTCACAAATATGTATAAGTCTTGATGGTGAACATTTGCCACTAAGCAATTATGAACCTTGGGTAACTGCTCCACCTTTTCATAATCGTTGCAGAACTACCACATGCCCTTATTTTGATGATGAATTTGAGTTAGGCACAACAAGAGCCGCAAGAGATTCTAAAGGCAAGACAATATATATTCAAAGTGATATGACTTATAGTGATTGGGAAAAGAAATTTGTTAAGTAAAGGAGATGATAAAATGAAAAAACAATATATAGAGATAGTGTGCTGGTTTGTGCTTTTAATATTATCTGGATTATTTACTCAGTATGCATGGATTATAAGCCTGTATGCATGTGGTAATTGGATATTATATTGTATTGGAGATATAGCATCTAAAAAAATAGATAATCAAATATTAGAATTACTTACTGAATTAAAAAATAAAACTGAAACTTTAGTAGATATAAAATCCAAGCAACTTCAAAAGAGTTCAGAACTTGATTTAGATAAAATTGTTCAAGAAGTTAGAAATGGAATAAATGAAAGCCTAAAAAACATAAAGAAAGTTTAAAGAGGTGATCCAATATCTCGCAAAGCCAGCGTTAAGGCTTATTTTTATTTAGGAGGTTTTTATGCATCATTATATTACAAAGTATATAGAAGATGGAGTAAGATATGCCGAAGCATGGTTTCAAATTAATTTATTTGGACTATGCTTTTGTTTTTCAAAAAGAAAAATTAAGTTAGGAGATGCTGAATAATGAATATTAAATTAAATGAAACTTATACAACAGAAGAAGGTAAAGAACTTATTTGCTATGAGAAAACAGAAAAATTTGCTTTCTTATGCCCTTATAGGTTATTAGATGAAAATAGAGTTGAATTAAATATTAAAGAAACATTTGTTTATTCAATGCAGAAGCAAGATGAAACGCCTATAGAAGCAATAGAAACTTTGTTAGTAGAAAGTTAAGTCTTAGAAATAAGGCTTTTTATTATGCCCTCTTTTTAAAGTTTTGCAGAGAATAAAGAACAAAGGTAATTCTACAATACCTGGAGAGCAGGAATAAAAATCTATTTAGAAGAAGGAGAAATTTAATTATGGAATGGTTAAAAAAATTAATAGAAGAAGCTAAAAAAAATGAAGATGGAAGTATTAACATTGAGGAATTAATGAAATCAATAAATACTGAGTTCCCAAAGAATGCAGTACCAAAAGCAACTTTTAATGATGTTAATGGACAGCTTAAAACTGCTAATGACACTATAAAGGATTTACAAAAAGATAACAAAGACAATGAAGATCTTCAAACAAAAGTCAAAGATTATGAGAAAAAAATCGAGATAATGGAAACTGAATCAGCAAATAAAATTAAAGAACTTGTATTAAAAGACAAACTTAGAGATGCAGGAGTAAAAGATGCTGATTACTTAATATTTAAGCATGGTGGAGTAGATAAGTTTAATTATGACTCTACAGGCAATTTAATAGGCTTAGAGGACACTCTAAAACCCTATAGAGAATCAATGCCTTATAACTTTGCTACAGGCAAAATAGAAACTAAATATGATCCAGCAGGTGGAGAAGCACCAAAAGCAACTAATCCATTTGCTAAAGATACTTTCAATTTAACTAAACAAGGTGAATTGATAAAACAAGACCCTGTACAAGCTAGAAAATTAGCTGAAGCAGCAGGCGTAAAAGTAAGATTTTAATTTAAATTTAAAGGAGATGTATAAACATGGCAGCAACAAAAATTAGTAATATTATAGTACCAGAGGTATTCAACCCTTATGTGGTTCAAGAAACAGTTAGGTTAGACGCTTTTATTCAAGCGGGAATAGTAGCGA